GTTGACCCAGCAATTGCTAACATCATTGCATTCAACCTAGCAGATTCTATTGACTCTATCGCAATGACAACATTGCGTGGTGGTTCAAACGTAATCTACTCAGGTTCAACAGCAACATCAACTGCAACAATTACTGCAGCAGCAACTCTAAGTTCTGCTAACGTTTTAAAGGCAGTTGCTAAACTACGTGCTAACAAAGCAGTACCTCGTAAAGGTACAAACTTCTGGGCTGGTATTCACCCAGAGGTATCACACGATTTCCGCCTTGCTACTGACACAGGTAACTGGTTAGTACCAAACCAATATGGTTCTGCACAAGACCGTATCTGGGCAGGAGAAATCGGAGTATACGGTGGAGCATACTTCATTGAGACTCCACGTATGTACAACGCTACAGACGGTGCATCTTCTGCACGTAACTACCGCACAATTATCTGCGGACAGCAAGCACTTGCTGAGGCAGTGGCAGAAGAGCCACATACAGTTATCGGACCAGTAGTTGACAAGTTAATGCGTCATCGCCCAATGGGTTGGTATGGCGTACTTGGCTTTGCACGCTACCGTGAAGAGGCTCTATACAGAATCGAATCAGGTTCTTCAATCGCTTCATAGTTGATTGACGGTAAGACACTGTTTATACGGCGAATACGTTGCAGTGTCTTACAGTAAATTCATTAAGGAGAATAATGGCAGACTATGTTTTCAAAACCCCTACGGTCCGTGAAGGACCAGCAGGTAAACATAGATTATTTTACTTCTATAAATTAGATAGAGGTATTAGTATTGCTAAATCTGGTGGTACTTACTCACAGGTAAGATACGTATTAGATGAAGATGTAGCAGATTATGAAGAGTTTTATCGTGGTGGTTATAAGCATATAGTAGATGATGCAACAAGAGCAGCGTTAATTGCTGGTGGTGTGGGAGTAACCTCAGCAAACTTTACAGCAATATGAGTCTACATCAAATTAGAGTTCATCCAGAATTTGTTGAAGGATGTTTTGGATGCAAGATAAGTACCCTTGAGTTAGCACCAGGGGATGCTAGAAAACCAATAGCCCAGAAGAAATGGGATGGAGAATTGGCTGGTTATCGTGCTGCTAGAGCAGAAGGTATCCAACCAGCAGGGACAACTTGGCGACACATTAATGCTGCTAGGGAAGCCTCTGAAAAGTTAAACAAACCATATAATGCAGACACTATGCCAGCGGCTCATAAAATTGACCAACGGGTAGCAAATACTATGAGAGAGATAGGAATGTAATATGCCAAAAGTAGGAAAGATGGAGTTCCCATACTCTAAAAAGGGAATGGCTATGGCTAAAAAAGCAGCCAAGAAGTCAGGTAAGAAAATGGTTATGAAGAAAATGGGTAAGAAAAAGTAGTATGGCTAAGAAAAAATTACCATCATTTGATGAATTAGATATTGAAACATCAACTATGGCTATGTGGGGTTCAGGAGGTAAAGGCAGTACTGATGACCCAAATATTTATCATGGAACTTATAAAGGTAAACAATATATATGGCATAAAGGTAAAGCCAAAGAAGTATCTAAACCAAAACCTAAACCATCAAAAAAACCTATGTCATTTGAAGATGCTTTAAAAAAGTATGGCAATGACGTAACAAAGATACCTGGAAATAGTCGTGGGAAAAGAGTTCAATAATGAAAGTGAAAAAGGGAATGGGTTTCAAAGCAGCCCAGAAACAGATTGCAAAGAGGCAAGGCGTCTCTATGGAAGGTGCTGGAGCCATCTTGGCTGCGGGTGCAAGGAAAGCCAGTAAGGCTGCAAAGAAAAAGAATCCAAACCTATTAAAGGTTAAGGGTGTAAGAAAAGCAGGACGAGGTAGATAGTGGCATCATCTGGCAGTTATAAGCGCCACGATGGTTTTAATCCAATTCAGATTAAGAATGGCCTAGTGGTTCGGTTAAATAAAAATGGAATCATTAGGTCAGTATTAGGAAAGTATGGGGAATATGGTAAAGAAAAAGGACTCAAGGCTCGCTAGGGCAGGAGTATCTGGTTTTAATAAACCAAAGAGAACTCCTAATCATCCTACTAAGTCACATATAGTAGTGGCTAAAGAGGGTAGCCAAATTAAAACTATTAGATTTGGTCAACAGGGTGTAACTGGAGATAGACAACCTACCAAGCGTCAAGCATCTTTTAAAGCACGTCATGCTAAGAATATTGCTAAGGGCAAGATGTCTGCAGCATACTGGGCGGACAAAGTAAAATGGTAGCCAAGAAAAAAACTAAATCTAAAGTTAATGCTGCAGGTAACTACACTAAACCTGGTATGAGGGCTGCATTGTTCAAGAAGATTAAGGCTGGTTCTAAGGGTGGAGACCCAGGGGAATGGTCAGCCCGTAAAGCACAATTACTTGCTGTTCAATATAAGAAGGCTGGCGGAGGTTACAAATAATGGCATTAGCCAAATCTCAAAAGTCTTTAAAGGACTGGACTGCACAGAAATGGAAAACCTCTGATGGTAAACCATCTAAAGGTAAAAAAAGATATCTACCTGAAAAAGCATGGGCTGCATTAAGTCCAGCAGAAAAGGCTGCTACTAATAAAGCCAAGGCTGCAGGTAATGCAAAGGGTAAACAGTTTGTAAAGCAACCTAAATCAATAGCCAAAAAGACATCTAAATACAGATAGAGACATAGGGGACTATGAGTAAAAAAGATTCTATTGCACTGGTTTGGTGCGACAATGGAATGGTAGATGGCAAGTTTATGCAAGGCGTAGCAGATGTAATGCTAAAGTCTGGCATAGAATTTGGCTCTACAATACGTAGTCAAGGTAATCAAATTGCTAGACAAAGGCAGACAGTAATTGATTACTGGTATGACAAGACTGATTATGAATGGCTACTATGGGTAGACTCAGATGTAGTTATCAGTCCAGAAAAGTTTAAGTTATTATGGGATAATAGAGACGCTGAAAAGCGTCCACTGATTACTGGAGTATATTTTACTACAGATAATCCAGAGGAACCTTTGATGGTTCCAATGCCTACAGCGTATAACTTTATTAATGATGGTGATGGTGGAATAGCAATAGGTAGAGTACACCCATTACCAGTAAATCAATTAATTAAGGTAGATGCTGCAGGTATGGGATTTATTTTAATGCATCGCAGTATAGTACCTAAAGTCCGTGAGGTAGCCCCAGATGGGCAAATCTTTATGGAAATGGGTAGAGGTAGTAAGTTTATGGGTGAGGATATATTCTTCTTTGTTCTATGTAATAAAGCAGAAATTCCACTTTATTGCCATACAGGAGCAACTGCACCACATATGAAGCGGTTTTCATTTGATGAACATTACTATCAAGCATTTTTTGGCAAGCCTAAAGAAAAATCAAAACTAATTACACCTAGATAATAAAGGAAGATATGACAACTACCCTATCAAACATAATGGATGAAATCCAGATTAACCTTGCTGGATATACATACCAACAAGATAGAGCAACTCACCTAAGCAGTGCAGTCTCTACTCTAACGTCATCATCTACATCACCTACAGTTTTATACTTAGGCTCTACTGAGAATCTAGGTAAGGGTATTGTTGAAATTGACGAAGAGTTATTATGGGTAGACTCATTTGACCGTGTGGCTAATACAGCCACTATAGCCCCATATGGCCGTGGTTATCTAGGCACTACTGCTGCTACGCACACAGCAGATTCTAAAGTTACTATCTCTCCTACCTTCCCACGGCATGTAGTTAAACGTGCAGTTAATGACACTATTAGGGCAATGGGTGCTTCTATATTCTCAGTAGCAGATACTTCATTTACTTATAATGCAGCAATTACTACTTACGCATTTGCTAATTTAAACATAGATAATATTTTAACAATTATGTGGCAAGAGGTTGGACCATCTAAAGAATGGATACCAGTAAGACGTTGGTCTTGGGATTCTTTTGCCGAACCTACAGCCTTTGGATATACCTCAAGTGATGAAGTACAGACAGTAACTATTGGTGATTACATCACCCCAGGCAGAACCGTAAAAGTTGTTTATGCAACTGAACCAACTGCATTTACAACAAATGCTCAGGTCTTTACAACACAAACTGGACTACCAGAATCTTGCAAAGATGTGGTAGTACTAGGTGCTTCATATCGTTTGCTTACCTACCTTGACCCAGCACGTGCTGCTCAGGTTAGCCCACAGGCAGATGAGACAGATAGCAAGAGGCCGTATGGTTCTTCACAGAACGCATCACGTCAATTGCTGGCTTTATATACACAACGCTTACAAGAAGAAGTACAGCGTCAACAACAACAATATCCAATCCGCATCCACTACAGCCGATAGGTAACTAAATGACAACACGTAAATACTCCTCACGCTCACAGCAGACAACACTATCTGCAGCGTTAACATCTGCTGGAACTACAGCCACTGTAGTATCTGGTACTTCTTTGCTAGGTGGTGCCACAGTTTCTGCTGGGCAGACCTTTACGGTGGTGATAGACCCAGATACAGCGCTTGAAGAAATTGTAGATGTAACGGCGGTCAGCACTAACACCTTAACAATTACTCGTGGTATTGATGGTTCATCTGGCGTAGCACACTCCGCTGGTGCTGTAGTTCGGCATATGGCAATTGGTAGAGATTATCGTGAGGCTAATGAGCACATTGAGAATACTACAACTGCACACGGATTAACATTAGCAAATGTAGTTAAGACTACAGATACTGGCACTGTAACTAATGGTATGCTTGCTGGTTCTATAGCAGATACCAAACTATCAACTATTTCAACTGCTGGTAAAGTATCTAACTCTGCCACAACTGCAACATCTTCTAATACAGCATCGGCTATCGTAGCCCGTGATGCTTCAGGTAATTTTACTGCTGGAACTGTAACTGCTAACTTAACTGGTAATGTAACTGGTAACTTGACTGGTAATGCTTCAGGTTCTGCAGCCACACTTGCTACTGCTAGAGACTTTTCACTAAGTGGAGATATTGAAGCCTCAGCCGTATCTTTTAATGGTTCAGGTAATGTTAACTTAACTACTGCTATTGCTACTGGCGCTATCGTAAACGCAGATATTAATGCTTCTGCTGCAATTGATAAGACTAAGATTTCAGGAACTGCTATTACTGCAGGTGATACTGGCACAGTAACTAGCACAATGATTGCTAACGATACAATCGTAAATGCAGACATTAACTCATCTGCTCAGATTGCTTATGGTAAGTTAAATCTTACAAACAGTATCGTCAATGCTGATATTAATGCTAGTGCTGCTATTGCACTTAGCAAGTTAGCAACTGACCCACTAGCCCGTGCTAACCATACTGGTACACAGACTGCTAGTACCATCTCTGACTTTGATACACAGGTAAGGACAAATCGTCTTGACCAGATGGCTGCACCTACTGGTAGCGTATCTCTAAACAGCCAAAAGATTACTAACCTTGCTACACCTACAACATCTACAGATGCTTCAACCAAGGCTTATGTAGATACTCAAATCTCTAACTTAATTGATGGTGCTCCTGGTACATTAGATACCCTTAATGAAATTGCTGCTGCTCTTAATGACACAGCCAACTTCTCAGATACAGTAGTTCTTAAGACTGGTTCTACAATGTCTGGTAACCTAGCAATGGGTACTAACAAGGTAACTGGATTAGGCACACCTACATCATCTACTGATGCTGCTACTAAAGGTTATGTAGATACTGCAGCCATTGCACCAAGCAACTTAACTGGTCCTATTACATCTGTTGGTCCTGCTACTGCGGTTGCATCTCAGACTGGTACTGGTTCTACCTTCGTAATGCAAGCCAGCCCAACCTTAACCACTCCTAATATTGGTGTGGCTACTGCTACATCTATCAATGGAACTACAATTCCATCAAGCAAGACTTTGGTTGCTACAGATTCAACTCAATATGTAGTACCTAGCCAAACAGGTAACTCTGGTAAGTATCTGACTACAGATGGAACTACATCCTCTTGGGCATCAGTAGATGCGCTACCAAGTCAAACTGGAAACTCAGGAAAATATTTAACCACAAACGGAACTACTGCTTCGTGGGCTACAATTACAACAGACCCAACCCCAACCGTCTTTATGCTCGGTGGAATGTAACTAAGGAGAAAATAAATGCCAACAACCTATAAAGTCCTTGGGCAATCAAACCCATCGGCAACAACAGCAACAACTCTATACACAGTACCAGCATCTACACAGACTGTAGTATCTACAATTACAGTATGTAATCAAGCAGCAACTGCTGCAACATACCGTATCGCAGTAAGAATTGCAGGAGCAGCATTAGCAGCATCACAATATATTGCTTATGATGTATCCCTACCTGCAAATACAACTGATACGTTAACACTTGGCTTATCACTAGGTGCAACAGATGTAATTACTGTTTATTCATCAACTGCAACAATGTCATTTGCTGCTTACGGAAGCGAGATTTCTTAATATGGCAACAGGAAGAATTGGTGAAGGCAATACCGCTATACAACCTACAATAGTAGATGCTAAGGGTGACTTAATTGTTGCAACGGCAGCAGATACAGTAAGTCGTATCGCTGTAGGTGCAAATGACACAGTCCTCACTGCAGACTCTAGTACCAGTACTGGTGTTAAGTGGGCTACTCCTGCTGCTGGTGGAATGACTTTAATTAATACAGGTGGCACAACATTAACTGGTGCATCAGTAACAATTTCATCTATTCCTGGAACTTACAAGTATCTTAAATTAATTATTGAAGAGTGCAGACCTGCAACTGATAATGTGTATATTATGATGAGATTTAATGGTGATTCAACAAGTAGTAGATATCAAGCAAAAGCATCTACATATGATACAAATAATGTAAGTTTTCCAGATAATCATTTGATTTTTACATCAGATATGGACAATGGAACTTCTAATTCTATACTAACTGTAGATATTTATGGGTATGCTAATACGACTACTTGGAAATATGGTTTTTCACAAGGTGTTTTCAATAATTACTTTGATGCAACTAAATTTGATAGTTGTTTTAGAACATTATTTTACAATCAAACAGCAGCCATAACTTCAATTTATTTAGCACCTTCAAGTGGTAATTTTACATCAGGAACAGCCTATTTATATGGAGTATCATAATATGACTAAACCACAAATAAAAGAATATAATTGCGAAACAGGCATTGAAACTATTAGAGATGCCACAGATGCTGAGATAGCACAGATGGAAATAGATACTGCTAATGCAGTAGCAAGACAAGCCGAAGCCGAGGCAGCAGCACAAGCCAAGGCTGCAGCAGAGGCTAAACTAGCAGCATTAGGTTTAACAACCGAAGATTTAAAAGCACTAGGCCTAGGAGGTAAATAGTGGCAACAGGGCGAATAGGGGTAACACCTACCCTTAGAACGAGATGGTCTAAAGCACCTGCTGGTGGTACAACTAGTTTAAGTGGTTTAGATGATAACTCAGTTTCTTTGGTCTACGATGTGGGATATGAGGCGGTATACCGTAACGGTGTATTGCTATCTCGCACCAATGACTACACTGCAACTACTGGTAACTCTATCACATTAATTGATGCCACTATCGCTGGCGATATTATTGAGGTATTTGCTAACCAAGTAGTGCCACTAAATAATGTTATTGGTAACGGACAGTTTACTGCTAAGGGTGCATTACTTTCAGCATCTGCTGCTTCTACACCTGCAGTATTAGCCGTTGGTTCTAATGACCAAGTACTTACTGCTGATAGTTCAACAGCCACAGGATTAAAGTGGGCAACACCTGCTGCTGGTGGCAAAGTTTTGCAAGTTGTGCAAGCAACTTATGCAACTCAAACAACTGTTGCATCAACAACTTTTACAGACACAGGATTAAGTGCCTCAATCACTCCAAGTTCATCTTCTAGTAAAGTTTTGGTTTTGGTAACACAAAGTCTGGCTTGGACAAGAGATAGAGATTCTGGTGGTGCTAATCTAAAATTATTAAGAGGTTCAACCACAATTTTTCAACCAAATGCAGGTGCGTATGCTTTATTAATGAATCAGATTTATATTGATACAAGTGCAACAGAAAATTTTTTAAGTCATTCTCTGGTGCAAACTTTTAATTATTTAGATTCACCTGCAACAACATCATCAACAACTTATAAAACACAACAGGCTGCTTATGATACTGGCTATAATGGAACATCAATTACCAACATTGGTGGCGGAACTTCATCGATTATTTTGTTAGAAATAGGTGCATAATGAAAGATTATTTGACAATGGCAATCAGATTATTAAGACCAAATGCAGAATTTGCATTTCAGAATAATGATTATACAACAATTAATTGGATTGTATTGGAAGGCAAAGCACCTACTCAGGCTGAGATAGATGCTGCAATTATTAAAATACAAGCAGATGAAGCAGCAAAAAAAGCCGAAGCGGAAGCCGAAGCGGAAGCCAAAGCAGCACAACGCCAAGCACTCTTGAGCCGTCTTGGAATCACAGAAGAAGAAGCAAGAATCCTACTAGGAGGTAACTAATGGCTATAACTAAAGCAACTGCATCATCTATAGCACCAGCAGCCAAGGGAGACCTGGTTGTAGGTAGTGCTACTAATGATGCTGCCGTTCTTGGAGTTGGTAGTAACGACCAAGTATTAACTGCTGATTCTTCTACTGCTACTGGTTTGAAGTGGGCTACACCTGCTGCTGGCGCTTACACTTTACTTTCTACTACAACTCTTTCAGGAACGACAACTAATATAACAAGTATTTCAACTTCATATAAATTTTTATATGTAGTTTATTTTGGAATTTATGGAACTGTTGATGGAAATGAAGTAAAAATAAGATTTAACAATGATTCTGGTTCTAATTACAATGTAAGAAAATGTAGAACCGATGGTACACAAATAGCAAATAATGAAACTGGTATTGTTTTAACTAGACTTAAAACTACTAGTGATGCTGCTAATATGGCAGTTGGTACTTTATTATTACCTAATTATGCTGCTTCTGAAACAAAAATATGGTCAAATCCTGGTGGCGGTTCTGCTTCACAAGGAGATTTTGGAATTGGTACTTATGCTTCAAACACAGCAATTTCAGAATTAAATTTCTATATTGGCGGTGCGGCTTCTTATTCAGGTGGTACAGTCAGAGTATACGGGGTGAACTAATGTCTAAACCAATAATTACAATACATAACACAGAAACAGATGAAATCATTGAAAGAGAAATGACTGATTCAGAATATCAACAACACTTAAAAGATGTTGCCACCTTTGAAGCAGAACAAGCCGAAAGGCAAGCAAAAACTCAAGCCAAAGCACAACTACTAGCACAACTAGGCATTACCGAAGAGCAAGCAAAACTTTTACTTTCTTAATTAAGGAGCACTGTGGCAGGTCGTGATATTACCGAAGGTCGTGCCGAACAAGCAATTGCTGTTGATGTTGGTATCGTATCTACCAGTACTTACTGGCAAAACACTTCTGACTCATACGACGTAGCAGTTGGTGGACAACCATTCTTCTATGCAATTAATGACCAACGTCCATACATTAGACAGACTGCACCTTACAGAAAAGACCAGTTTGATAATGGTGCAGAACCAGGCGAGCAATCACTTACTGGTTGGTGGTTAAGAAGTCAGTCATCATTTCACGGTGGTACTGGTATTAAGTTCTATGACCCATCTGCTGGTGAGATTACAGCACATAGGTTTACTGATAGTAAAGGTGTAGATGTTTGGACTAAGGGTGAGGTAACTCTACTTAACTCTACAGCAACCGCACACTATACAAGTGGTCCTATCCAATCTAATAAAAAACCATTCCAACAATTACGTTCTATTCAATACGGTGGAACTGATGGCGTATTGCTATGGGATGAATATGATGTTGATAAGATTGCAGTAGATGGAACAGTTTCTCACTTTTTAGATTATGCAGCAGGTACTGACTACCCAGTATATGCTATTTGTGATGATGGCACCAATGCTTATTGGATGACACGTATTCTTGATGCAGGTGTAGATAAGACAGTTCTATATAAGAAAGTTTTAACTGGCACAACTGCTACAGCCAATACAGAAATGTTTAAGACAAGTTCTATTGTTGTATCTAAAGGCATAATGGAATACGTTAAAGACCGTATTGTTATGGCTATTAACAATAGCATATATGAAATATCTACCTCAGCAACATCTTTGCCTACAGCATTATATACACACTCAGATTCAAATGTAGTCTTTACATCTATTACAGCATCTGGTCCTGCTATCTATATCTCAGGATTTGATGGCATTCAATCATTCATTTACAAGTTTACTCTTAATACATCAGGTGTAATGCCTACATTAACCACCGCTATTACTGCAGCAGAGATGCCAGTCGGTGAAATCATCCATAAGATTTACTACTACTTAGGTTATATGATAATAGGGACAAATAAAGGAATCCGTGCAGCAGTTGTCTCTGACCAAGATGGCTCCATAAACTATGGTCCACTAATTGTGGAAACTACTCAGCCTTGCTATGACTTTGCTGCACGAGACAGATTCATCTGGTGTGCAACTGGCGTAGATGGTGCTCCTGGAGTTATCCGTATTGACTTAGGTAATGAGATAGAGACACTACGCTTTGCCTATGCTAATGACTTATATGTATCAGATATATCTGGATATAAAACTACATCTTGTGCATTTGCTGGCGAAACTAGCAGACTTGTATTTTGTACTACAGCCGTAAATGCTGGCACAATTACTAACAAAGCATTAACCTCTAACGTAGCAACTCTTACTACATCTGCTGCTCACGGACTAGCAGTAGGTGATGAAGTATGGATAGAGGGTGTTGACTCTACATTCAATGGTAAGTATACAGTTACCGCTGTTGGTTCTACTACTACATTTAGTTATGCCAAGACTGCAAGCAACGTATCATCTACAGCAGTATCATCTGCCACAGCGTTAGTTAACAAAGTAGGTTCTATCAATATAGAATCTGCATCTACTCTAAGAGATACTGGATATATAACTACAGGTTATATTAGATACGGCACATTAGAACCTAAGAACTTTAAACGTTTACTTGCTCGTGGTAACTTTGATTATGGTTCATTAACATTAGAAACTGTAGATAAAGATGGCACAGAGTATGACCATATTACCTACGAAGCAGGTGTAACTGCAGTTGAGGTAACTACATCTAGCCCTGCTACTGCTCAAGAGTATGTAGCCTATAAGTTTGTACTTACTCGTGATGCAACGGATACGACTCAAGGTCCTGTATTTAAGGGCTATCAGGCTAAGGCTACCATTGCTACACCTCGTCAAAGAGTTATGAGATTTCCTGTCTATTGTTTTGATATAGAGACAGATAGATACAATGTGGTATCTGGTTATGAAGGAAAGGCACTAGCACGTTTACAACTACTAGAAGATGTAGAAGAAGATGGCGATGTGGTTGCTTGGCAAGACCTTACTACTGGCGAAAGTCGCCAAGTAGTTATTGAAGAACTATCCTTTACCCGCATGACTCCACCTGATAAAAGGTTTGATGGATTTGGTGGCGTAATTGAGATAACTATTAGAACGGTATAATGACATGACACCTGCTGACTGGGCTGCACTTGCAGTATCTATATCTACACTTGTTGGAGCAATGGCCATAGGAGTAAGACATTTAGTTAAACATTATCTGTCAGAACTTCGCCCCAATGGAGGCTCAAGTGTCAAGGACCAGGTCAACAGGTTAGAAGAGAAAGTAGAATTTTTAACTACCTTTGTAATAGAAGCATTAAAGAAATAAGGGATAAATGAATGTATTAGATATAGCCAAATCTCAAATTGGATATCAAGAGACTGGTAAAAATAATGACAGTATGTATGGCAAGTGGTATGGGTTAAACAACAATCCTTGGTGTGCTATGTTTGTATCTTGGTGTTTTGCCCAAGTAGGTTTAGTATCTAAAGTAGCAGCCCAAACTAAAAAAGGATTTGCTTCTTGTGACGCAGGACTTAAATGGTTTACAAAACACGGCAAGATAGTTCCAGTTGGCAAGGCTCAACCTGGTGATATAGTATTCTTCCAATTCGATAATGACGCACAGGCTGACCATGTTGGCATATGCGAAAGCAACGATGGAAAGAAGTTCCTTACGGTCATTGAAGGTAATACTTCTAGTGGCAATAAAGGAAGTCAATCAAACGGAGATGGTGTGTATCTTAGGAAACGTGCCTACTCCCTAGTAATGGGCGTTGCACGCCCTTAAGGATGGATATGAATACAAAAAAAGTAAAAGCAATTGTTGCAAGTTATGCTCGTGCTGCAGTAGCAGCCGTGCTTGCTCTATACCTTGCTGGCACAACTGACCTAAAGACCCTAGCCATGGCAGGTGTAGCAGCCGTTGCAGGCCCAGTTCTAAAGGCATTAGACCCATCAGCCACAGAATTTGGACGTGGAAGTAACTAGTTATATACCTCTAATTGGGCTTTAAAGGCCCTTTATAGACACGAATAACCCCCGCCCTAGTAGAGATACTAGAAAGCGGGGGCTTTTCTTGTTTTCTAAGCAGTTCCCCTCTACTTAGATAACTCTTGCACCACTTGGAGGATTTTATCTGGTCGTATCAGATAGCCCTTTGACGGATTAGGTTCTATATTACAGGTAATTGGGTGGCCATACAAGGTAATGGCACGCCGTAAATGTTCTATTGGTACTATAAATACAATTCCTTCTAATACAAATGCCCAGTATTCAGCCTTAGTTGCAGATATACCAGATGGATACCAATCACCATTGTTGTGTGACCAGCACACAGTTTCTATATATAAGTTACCAGTATTTTTCCACTTCAAATCTGTTTTAACCTCTATGGTTTTGCCATTAGTTAGTAGTTGATTAACTAAGGACTCGCCTTCATGTCCTACTGATAGGTCTAAATCAAAGTCAGATAGTTTGCTCATAAGCCACGTCAATAAACATAGATGCAGGAAGAACTGTTTTACCAATTATTTCATGCTTACTTCTATGTCTGTTCCTTTCTTCCATAGTAGTTCCTGCCCATATTCCCTGCACTAGATTCTCTATTGCATAGTCAAAACACTCAACTCGTACTGGGCAAGTGTTGCACATTCGTTTAATAAAATCAAGGTTAGTATAGTTACCTTTTTCTTCAGTAAAGAATATTTCTACATCAATACCAGCACATGCTGGTGTATCACTGAATCTCATTATCCTCCTGTTGAGTAGAAGCCACTTCCTTTGAAGTGTATTGGTGTAGAGGACCATATACGAATCATAAGATTTTCGCAAGAGGTACAATCTGGTGGATTAGAATCAGTTGTTTCTATTATTAAATCACAGTCATTACATTTAAAATCATAGTATGGCATTAGTCGCAATCCATTCCTATATCATCTATTGGTGTAGGTAGGGTAACCAATGAACCACAATTTACACACTCACCATCTAGAAAGTAGAAGGCTATTTCCCCTGCCTCAAAGGCTACTATGGCTGTAAATAATTCTGAACCACATAAACATATATCACCTATTGGATTACCACGTAAGTCCATTGC